GCGAGATAATTTTACGCCCGTATCAGTTCTGTAATTTAACAGAGTGCGTGGTACGATCTACAGATAGCATTGAGACCCTAGAACGAAAGGTTCGTATCGCAACTATTCTTGGTACGATCCAGTCAACTCATACTAAGTTTCCTTACTTGCGTAAGATTTGGCAGAAGAACACAGAAGAAGAACGGTTGCTTGGGGTGTCATTGACTGGCATCATGGATAACCCGCTTATGACAACAAAGAATAATGGATTGGAGAAGACCCTTGAACACCTTAAATCTATTGCTGTCGCTACAAATGCTGAGTGGGCTGACCGCCTTGGTATCCCTGTTTCTACTGCTATTACCTGTGTTAAACCTTCGGGTACGGTATCCCAACTTGTCGATTCTGCTTCTGGGATTCACGCTCGTCACTCAGCCTATTATATTCGTACTGTCCGTGGCGATAACAAAGACCCTCTGACACAGTTTATGAGTGACCAAGGCATTCCTAACGAGCCAGACGTAATGAAGCCAGACATGACAACAGTGTTTAGCTTTCCTATGAAGTCTCCGAGTGGTGCAGTTATTACAGCAGATATGACAGCAATTCAGCAGTTGGAAATGTGGTTGGCTTACCAGCGTAGTTGGTGTGAACACAAACCCTCTGTGACAATTAACGTCAAGTCTGAGGAATGGTTGGAAGTAGGTGCTTTCGTTTACAAGCACTTTGATGAGATGTCTGGGGTATCGTTCTTGCCGTTTAACGAGCATACGTATCAGCAAGCACCTTATCAAGACTGTAGCAAAGACGCTTACGAAGAAATGCTAGAGAAGATGCCTTTGTCTATTGACTGGGGTAAGCTGTCTGAGTATGAAGAAGAGGATAACACAGCAGGAAGTCAGACATTGGCTTGTTCTGGGGATAGCTGTGAAATCGTTGATCTAGTCTAACTAAGTACCTGAGCATGTGTCTAAACTGCTCATCATAACTTAAACAACTGAAAGAAATAACATGAAAACTACTATCGCAACTATCGCCCTTCTCTCAACAGCTTCTGTAGCATCAGCAGACTTTAGTGCAAACTCTGAGTATGCAGTGAAATCAGAAGCCCTTGTCTTTAACCTTGCTTACAGTAAAGACTTCGGTGACTTTGATCTGTCTGCCACGACAAGTTGGAATAAGCCTAACTCAGAAGCTCTAGACTTCACTGGCACTGACCTAACTCTAGGTTACCTGATCTCTACTAATGTACATGTGTATGGTACAGTGCAGCTAGGTGACCGATTTAAGTATCAAGAGGGTGTCGTCGGTATCTCAGTAGACTTCTAAACACTGCACCTAAGCATGTGGGTAAACTGCTAACCAACAAAGGACAGATTATGTGGGTAGTGATAACTAGAGATCAATGTAACTTTTGTGATGTAGCTAAAGTGTTACTAAAGAATAACAACAGGCAATATAAAGTGTATAACGTACAAGACGGTAGCAGTAAGTGGGTTCTGCACCTGATGAAGAAAGCAGGTCTTACTACACTACCACAGGTGTTTCGACCAGATGGTAGTCATGTAGGTGGCTGCAAAGAACTACAGGAACTATTAACAGAAGGACCGTTATAATGGCTAAATGGAAGACAGAAGAACAACAGAGTTATGGTGAAGACAGCGGTAAGCCCTTTAGTCCTGTCAATCGCCCCATTCACTATGGACAAGGGAAGATCGAATGTATCGAATACATCGAAGACTTCTTGTCGTATGAGGAGTACGTAGGATACCTACGAGGGAATATCGCAAAGTATCTACATCGATGGCGATATAAGAATGGTGTTGAGGACTTGAAGAAGGCAGAGTGGTATGGTGGCCGACTTATCAAACTACAGGAGAAGCTCTGATGACTTTGTTTGAAGGGGTTGTCGTTGCTAATCTATTAGTACTAGTATTCCTAACTTACAAGGTAGGCAAGCTAACAGCAGACATAGAAATCTTATACCAAGGTGTTGCGGGACTATTTGACGACGAAGACACGACCTAGAATCAGAAAAGCCCAAGGCGTCCGTAATGGATACCTTGGGCTTCTTTGTGTTTACTTACGTCTAAAGAGTCTTAGCATTCCCCTACCCATCTCATTAGGTGAAGGAGCCAACCAGCCAAGCACTAAGAGGATCAGCATAAGTGGATCAATCTCGGTGTTCTTGGTAGTGCTAGTGTCTTGTACGACAGTCTCTACAGGTGCCTCTACCCTTAGTTGGGGGCGTAGAGATGTATTAAGACCTACGTTCTGCGTGTTCTCTCTACCGACCTGTGTGTTCGCTGCTACGTTCGTTCCCCCGCCTGTCAGCAAGCTCAGGGGACTGGCCCCGCACCCCGCCAGACTTACCAAACCAATCCATACCAAAAGCCAAAGCACTAAACGTAAAGATCGGCCACACCAAGATTTCAATAGTATTAACATCTTTAGTCTCCACAATATAAGCCAGCCATATGAATAAGACTATTGCCACTTCACGTTTATAAGTCTTCATCTAACGGTTCGACCAGAACTCAGCCATCTCTCGAATAGCCTTAAGGTTCTCGTCAATACGAGCCATAGAGACTGCTTGAGACTGTACTATGTTCTCAAGGATTTCAATACGGGCTTCATCACGAATGATACGTTCTTTGTTAGAAGTCACGTTATTCTGCAAGTCAGCGAAGAACCAGATTAGTGTGACGGTGTACATGGCACCAGCGATAATTACTGTCAGGGGAATCTCTTTGTTTACGCCCCAAGATTTGTTACTCATTTTGGATATGCCTTACGATCAAGTTCAAAGTGAGGTGCATCGTAGAAACTCTTCCAGTCTCCACCCCATACGATAGGAATCTTTAGTTCTTCTGCTGCTAACTTCATAGCCTCAGCCATAACCTCAAAGCGTTCGAGGTCTTCCCAGTCTACGGGCCAAGGAACCATGTCTACAGCATGTCCTGTGATGTGTCGTGAGTTCATTGTAGTAGACTTACCAGCCTTGAACAACTCACGCTGACGATTGATGTTACGAATACCTTCGATGACTGTGAAGTCAACTCCAGTAATTGTGATCGCAAGTTTAACTACAGCAACCATATCAGGGTGTACACCTGACAGGCTCTGCATACTGCGTGTTCCTAGTTTATACGACATAGTTTATCCCTTATGGTTTAGTAGGCCACACTACAGTAGTAGGGAAGCCAGCTTGTTGTGGTACATCAAGAAGAGCCTGACGGTATGTAGCCCATGTAGCCTGTGTATCAGCATCAAGTGCAGCCCAGCGAAGAGCGTTACCAGCAATAGCATCTACCTCAGCCTTAAGTTTAAGGTTACGATCCTCTCGAACCATATCTGCGGTTAGAGAGAGGGTAACTTCGTAGGACTCGCTAGGGAAGTGTTCTGCAACAAACTCTTCGGTAGCCATGATAGTGTTTATCAAAACACCGTTCTGTTTGATTTCGTATCTATTAGACATTAGCTGCATCCCTCATAAAGATAATCTGTACAAAGCCAGTGCCGCCTGTCGCTGAACTAGCGCTTCTTGTTCCCGTGGATGAATCGCTGGACATACAAGTGGCACCCCCAGAACCCCCGCCCGTCTGTGCTGTGGAGGAAGTGATGCTTACGGCGTAGCTTGCGCCACCTCGAAAGTAAGTCCCAAGACTGGAAACTACAGAACTAGTGAGGAACAAAGGATTTAAATTTGTTGCTGAGTCAGGGACGAATTGTTGCACATTTATCGCTGCAAGGACACCACTGCTTCCGGCAGTAGTACCCCCTTCGATAATAGCGCCAGCGCCTACATTTGTACCAGCACCCGCATTGCTTTTTATAATAGTACCTGTTGACCCACCTGTAGCGTTAACATCACCACCTGTACCCGTCCCGCCAGCGGCACCAGCAGCTGTACGGACGGAACTACTACTGGTGCTGCGACTTGCGCTACCAGCCCCGCCGCCTGTGCAACTAAGCGAAATGCCAGTACCAGTAACGCTAGTTGTTCCTCCAGAATTTCCGTTGTTAACTTGGTCACTACCTGAGCTAGAACCAGCACCGCCTGCGCCGACTGTAAGCGTTAGAGTTCTATCTGAACCAGAAGATGCAAGGTATTTAAGGGCAGAACCACCCGCTGCACCACCAGAGGCGGCAGTACCCCCAGCAGAAGAGTTTCTTCGTGTCGCTGTACCACCAGAGCCACCAGCGCCAGCGGCATAAATAAATGCAGACACCCCTGCTTGAATATCGACGGTTGTAGAACTGAATACGTTCTGCACTTTGAAGTTAATAACATCACTAGATGTAATGCCAGTCAGAGCAGAGCCATCACCAACAAAGTCTGTGGCTGTCATTGTTCCATTAGTGTTTAAGTCATTCGCTTGGAAGTTCCACGATGTTGCGCTTGAATCATATTTGAGCGTTGCAGTATTACCATTGCGAAAGATGATATTGTTGGCATTACCAGCATGTGATGCACTGTAAATACGAATGTTCGTGCCTGTGCTGGCGGTTGAGTCACCGCTGACAGTCAAGAAACCATCAACATCAGAACTCACGATGGCTGGGTTGGTTGCGTCCATAGTAAGTTTAGCAAACGTAGGACTACTACCTTCTACAACAACCTTACCAAAGCCACCCATTTGCGTATAAACCTGCCAGTTGTTAGAGGCGTAAATAAAGGTAA